CTGATTCCAGACCCACTTGAGACCATCAACCACCTTCTCCCAGTTGCGCCACAGGGCAATTCCCGCGGCGGTGAGCCCGGCAACAGCCAGGACAACAAGTGTGATGGGAGAAAACACAATTCCCATGACTACCCCGAAAGCCGTCATAATCGCAGTGAGTCCCCCCATCATGGCTATGGCCAAGGCAACCCCCCCGACCAACAGCGCGAGCCCGGCGGTGAGGCCAGCTACCACGACAATCGCCGTCTTCACCGGGGCGGGAATCTTGTTCCACAAGCCAACCAAGATGTCCAAGATGTCAGCCAGCTTCTTCATCGTGGGGAGTACGACCTTGCCCACTGACTCTATAACGGACTCCATGGAGTTCTTGATCTGATCGAAGGCACTCGCGTTGCTTCCCCCGTAAGCCTCCGCTTGCCCAGCGAATACCCGTTGCAGTTCAGCGAGGGCCTCTGTCGCCGTGGCCCCTTCTTTGAGGACGATGCCGTACCGGGTGAGGACTTCGACGTTTCCCTTGGCCACCTGCCCTACCAACCGGGACGCAGTAGCAAGGTCGATCCCCTTGCCAGCCGCAACGTCGAGGGTGGTGGGCAACAGCTTGAGTGCCTTGTCATAGTCGCCGATCATACTGACAAGGTCCGTCAAAGACTCCCTTAACTTGTCATCGTTGACAGCAGTGGCCTTCTCTGTTGCTGAGATGAACTTGTTGAGCGATTCCTCAACGCTGTCGTAGTCAACCCCGGCATTCTTCAGGGCTTGCGAAAGCTGGATAATACCTTTCTCTTCGTCGGCATAGGCCTTTGCCGCGAGGCCGAGAGATGCAGCGATACCGGCTCCAAATCCGATCAAGCCGAGCCCGATCTTCTTGAACTCGGCGGTTGCCAACGACGTATCCTTGAGTTGCTTCTCATGCTCTTCCAGGGTTTTGTTGAGCTTCTTCAACTCTTCTGTGGCTTGGTCTTTGGCACGAAGCATGATACTCAGAACACGTTCGCTCATCTATGTTTCCTTGCATTCTCTTTGGCCACCCAGCCTTCTGCCCTCATGATTACCATGTAATCGTCGATGACGAACTCCGGCGTGGCGCAGAATTCATCGTAAGTGCAACCCATCCGCTCCATCAGCAAGATATAGTGGAACTCCGGCGGCCACGCCGTGCCGTCGCTGATAGCGTTGTAGACTAGGTTTGCGAGCCTTTTTTTTCTGACTCATCCCGCTTCGGATTCAGGTCCTCGATCTTCGCGAGAACTACGTCCGCCGTCTCCTCAGAAAGCCGGGCAATGTTCTCGGCGGTGACCGGGATTGGATTGCCAACCTTGTCTTTGAATGACCAGCCCCTGATCATCTGTTCGAGCATCACCCGGTTGAACTCCCCGGCCATGAAGTCGAAGTCGATATCCGCGCCTTCATCCGTGTCACCCTTCTTCTTCGCCTTCATCTTTCCCTTGGCCTTGGTGGTCGCGGCTGTAGCTCTGGCTTTGATACCCTGAGTGCACCGCTCCAGAATGTCGATGTACTCGCCGTCGCCAAGGTCGATCCTGTGAAGGTCGGTATCCGTAATGATGTGCTTTCCCATGCCTATTCTCCTTTCGCCTACACGAGTGATGCAACGCTGTTGATGACGGTCGCACTGAACAGATCGGTGAACACCGTATCAAGTTCAAGTTCAGTTTTGAGCTTCACGGTGTCCATGCCATCCTGCTCTTCGAGTGGGCCGAAATCGGTGTAGACCCCGGACCAATCGAAGGTGATCTTCTTGGTGCCGGTACCGGGAATCTCCAACCGGAACAGCCGGCGGGTTCCGGCCCGGAAGATAACGGCCTCAGCCTCAACCCCTGCATTGAACTCGACGGTCATGTCAACAGTCAATTTCGGTCGCCCCTGGCTGATCCCTGCGAAATAGAGATTCGAGCCGCCTCGTTTGCGGGGGACGTACCTGGTATCGAGCTTCCAATCGAAACTGATGATAGTCGCTGCTTTCTCGGTCGATCCAATGGTTCCCCCAGCCGCATCGATGTAGAGCCTCATCTTGTTTGACAGGGCTGTTTCCACTGTCTGACTGGCAAGAGCCCCAACCGCCGGATTCCATGAGGATGCCGCAAAGTTCCGGCCAAAAAGGTCAGCCTTCATGGTGAGCGGCGCATCCATCTTGCCTGAGATTTGCAACCCGCTCGCGAGCACATACTCGGCATCGTAGACCGCTTCGTCGTCTCCGAACTGGAACGAAAAGCTCTTCGGGGTGCTCGGCGATGTCAACGTGTGCTTGAATGCCCACGTGTACGTCGGGCTTGTCCCGGTAGGAGTGGTGATGCCCTTGATTCCCATATTCAGGAGATAGACGAGCTGCTCGAAGGTGCAATCCCCCTCAAATGACATCTTCAGTTCTTCGCCGACAACAACCGTTCGGGTGTTCCCCGCAAGACTCCCGGTCTCTTCCTGCGGGCGATGCAGAATCGGGGCTCCCAATGGAGCCGTCAGCTTGCCCAAGAGCCGGGCAGTTGCGGTGGTCACCTTTGTCCCAGGAGTAGTCTCCGGGGCACATCGAACATCCCTGAAAGTGTATAGTCCGCCCATCTTTCAACCTCCTGATCTACTTCTTGGATTTCTTGGTTGGCACGACCGGCTCTTCACCGGACGAATCATCGTCCAGCGGGATGAGAGCGTCGTCGGTGACCGGCAAGTCATCCTCAACGACCGGGCCGTTTTCGAGTTCTTCCCACCCCTCTTCGATGATCTCGTAGCACCCGCTACCGACCAGATCGTCCACATCGAGCGGGAGGACCCGCGCAGCGAGCGCAGACAAGTCCTCGTTGGTCAGGTTCCGTGCCGGAACCGTCGGGCAATGCCGGTCTCCTCCGATGAATCTCAGCAGTTCCATGTCTAATACCTCCCCACACATTTGATTTCAAACTCCGTTCCGAGGTATGGCTGCTCTCCCCATGAAAGCGACCTCTGACCGGAATTCTTGGTCACAGTAGCCCAGTCAACGTTGCTGTCCAGTCGGTAGTTGGCCAGCAGCGCCGCCCGGATCGAGTCGTCTCCGTCGGTTTCGATGTACTTCATGATCTTGCTCAGGGCGGTTGGCTGGTCACCGCGGGCAACGAAGAGTTGAATGCGGAACATCGTGATCATCCGGTGAGCCGAATCGTTCTCCGGGTACTCGGTGTCATTCAGGAAGATCACTGCCCAAGGGGTGTTCGGGATCGACTCCCCGATCTCATGGGGAGCCCAGCATCCCTTGAGATTGGCAAGCCCATTGACCAGCGTATCCCTCAGCGCGATCCCTGTGGCTTCGATGTTCATTTCTGCCCGAACCTCTTGTCGATCTCGTCCAACGCCCTATCGAAATACCGCGAGATTCTTGCCTCGCTCTTCTCGTATGCCTGTTTGAAGATGAACTTGCCCTTGATGCCGTACTTCTGAATCTTCCGGGCAATCGCAAAGGCAGCCGACTCCGGCATCCCGTGTCGTCTCGCCCACGGCTTCAGGGCATCGACCGGAGGCATCTTCCCCGGCTTCCGCCCGTACTCAATCGCGGGAGCGTAGTTGACCGCCGTTCCGGTCTCTCCCCAAAGAGGCATTGGCGCAGAGTCGATCTCATGGGTGATACTCCCCCGGAACCGCCCGGTATCGACCGCGACCCTGGCCCCCACTTTCGCCTCTCGTTCCAACAGGATCACCGAGTCCTCAAAGGCTTTCTTCCAAGGTGGCATGAGAAGACTCTCCGGCTTCAGCTTCTCCCGGAGTTCTTCAAGCCCTTCGACCTTGATCTCCATGTCCATCAGATAATCCACCTCGTCCGCTTGAAGGGCCTCAGCAAGCGCTTCTCATCCGGGTCCATACCCCGGTGCACCTCAAAGCCGTCGAAGGTGCTCGACGCGATCATCGTGGCGAACGCTGTGTCCTTGCGCTTGTAGAGCCGGGCCACGATCATCTCGCAGGCAACCTTGACCGCATCCGGTATTACACTGTCATACCCCCACAACCCAACGATCTTCACTGCCCGTCTTTGGTTGGGCCAACGGTCATAGGTACCATTTGGGTTCAAGGACAGCCACAGCTTCGGACTCTTGTTGAACGGCTTCAAATAGAAGTCGGTGTTCTCGGTAAGGGCCGTCGCAAATGTGCTGTCCAAGCTGGTATCCAATGCAACTGAGGAGAGTGTCCTCAGATCGTCGATCCTCAGAACCGTCCCCCCGTCAGCGTCGACGTACCGTGTCTCATCCTCTGTCTTCACAACGAAGCTACGTCCGCACTCGTAGTCGATGGCATCGCTGACAGCCGTCGCCAGTTTGGTGAGATGGGCATCCCACTCGATATCTTCTCCGGTAAGGCCAATCAGCTTCTTCACATCTGCAATAACAATGTAGGACATCAAACAATCTCCACCATCGAGCACGGCTTGTGCTCATCGTGCCGACATTGTTCCCACCTCCAAGTGCAGGGGATGCCCTCCATCACCAGGCGGGCCTGGGCAAGAATCGCCTCACGCTCGGCGGGGGTGTTATCGGTCACGTCAAGGCGAAGGCTCTCCCCTTCGGAATCATCGGCTGTGATCTCGTTAGCGAGTAAGTACACCCTCACGGCTCCACCGCCTTCACCGCCTTCGCCTTGATTTCGTGCTTCAAGAGCTTCAGGAGGTCATCGAGTCGCCTTTGCCGCTTCGAGTCAACCACTTTCAATTTGATTTCCGTTTGGAAGATGTCGTGCTTCTGGTACTTCAGATCGGAGGCCAGTTCGATCATAGCCCGTACCTCCATTTGGTGAGGTTGTACAACGTTGTAACCTCCAGCACACTCAATGCACGATTAAATATCAGTTCGTCGGCCAAGGTACCCTGTAGCGAATAGCCCGCGGTCGTCGAACTTATAAGCGTAGGGGTAGTCAATGGGGAAGGGGCAATATGTGTCCCTTTTGTTGTTGTTTTATCCACCCCGTCGTAGTAGATGGTGCACGTTGGCACGTTGAGCACTATGGCAACATGTGTCCATCGGAACAGTACTGGGCCGGGGTCAGCACGGCTAACCTGATTTGCCCCGGATTGGAATGTAAAAAACGAGATTCGTCTGGTAGTAGCCGCTTGCAGAACTTGCCATCCGGCACTGTTGTATATCCCCCGGTGCATCAACAACGGAGTATTGGTATCTATCTCTGCTTTCATCCACCAACTCAGGGTCAGCTTACCATTCACACCCTGACAGGCTGCGTTGTGCGGTATGCTGATTTGGTCATCTGAGCCATCAAACCATCTCCCCTGCGGTGTCCACAGTGCACCGGTGACCGTCATGGCCTGTCTGCGAGGATCATCTGACGGGAACTGGGTTCCATCCCGTTTCCATAGCGGCATATACAAGACAGGATCGATGGAGCGGATATATGCATCCACTTCCTCTTGCCGTGCCCCAATGACCGACTGTTTGGTTTGTAGCAACACAGTCATCGTCCTACCTATGTCCCCGGCTCGAAGTAGCCATCGATTGTGGCCGCAGCCCCCACGCGGAACTTGACGAAATAGGTGGCATGATCGCTCCGGCAAAGGAGTTGCAGATCGAACGGAACGGCGTTGAAGTTGACCACCGTGGGGAATTTGCCGTTGATCACTGTGCAAATCTCTATCGTGCTCGTGGCGATGTTGGCCGAGAGCGGCATCAAGTCTACCCACGCCCCGCCCTTGTTCCGGGCCTGCAAAGTCAGTTTGGCGTTGGGTGTCCCCGCAACGGCCTGCAGGTAGACCGGGACGTTGACAGTCACGGTTCCCCCGGCGGACAGCCCACCGATCTTGCCGGAGCGCAAAGGCTCATAGGTGCCAAGCGAGAGGGTCTTGTCCACATTCTGGACGTCGGTCGTCAACTGGGTGCTGTACTGCCCGGCAGTATCCAACACGCAATTTCCCTTCACCGGGTTATACGTAAACGGCTCGCGCTGGGGGAGACTGTGCACGGCAACAACCTGAGCATAGACATCTGTGACAATCTCCTTCAGTCGAGCAACATACCCCCTCAGTTCTGGCAAGCTGACATCTTTGTCTCCCATGAGTCACCCCCCTCCTATGAAAAAGGGCTGGCCAGACGGTATGTCCGACCAGCCCCCTATCAAGCCTTGGTCAGTGTTAGGCCGGAATCTTCACGTTCTTGGCGATAGCATGGGCCGCATACTCTTCGAGCGCGGTGTCCATCCGGGCCGTGATGGTGTACTCCACCAACCGGCTCCTCGGTTTCCGCTCGCTCTCCATATCCAGATCGCGCTTGAAACCGACAATCA